TCAAAAATAATTGAAGTTGCAGGATTTTTTGTTACAAATTTTGATAAATTTGCTCCAATACTTGCAACAATAGGAGTAGCTTTTTTAGCTTATAAAGCTATAATGATAGGAACTCAGGTTGTAACATTTGCATTGACGGCAGCAGAATTTGCAAAAAATGCGGTTTTAGCGACTGGAGCAGTAGCAGTTAATGCAGTTACAGTTGCACAGTGGGCATGGAATGCAGCAATGTCTGCAAATCCTATTGCAATAGTTATAATTGCAGTAGCAGCGTTAATTGCAATTGGAATAGCTTTATATAAAAACTGGGATACTGTAAAAGCTGGAGCAACTGCTTTATGGAATTCTCTTATGAATTTTTTAAAGCCTGCGATAGATGTTGTAAAGGGTGCTTTTGATAGCTTAATGGGTGGAATAAATGCAGTCATAGGTGGTTTTAATAAAGTAAAAGATTCGATAGGTGGAGCAATACAAAAATTGATGAACTGGAATAATACAAAGGCAGAAAATAAAAGTGTGAATGTTCAAACAAACAATGTTTCGTCAGGGCCTGTTCCTGGAAGAAAAGCTCTTGGAACATCTTATTTTAAAGGTGGAATTACACAAATAAACGAAAACAAGAGAAACGAAGTGGCGGTATTGCCTAGCGGAACAGAAATTTTGAGTCATGAACAGAGTAAAAAGCAATCTGAAAAGCCAAGCGTTTCAGTAAATGTTACAATTGAAGGAAATGTTATTGGTAATGAGGAATATGCTAACTATGTAGGGAATGAAATTGTAGCAAAAGTAATGGGAGCTTATAAGAATATGTAGTAGAAGGGAGTAAAAATATGAAGGTTATGTTTAAAAAAGGAAATGAATATGCAATACTCCCTGTAGTTCCACATATTCATATGATAAATCAGTCTTTGTCTGATGAAGAATTTGAAACAGTGGACAAAGGCTCTTTGCTTTTAATTGGGAAAAAAGGATTAAGAAAATTTGAAATTGAAAGTTTTTTTCCAAATAAAATATATCACTGGATGGAAATAGGAAGTGTTCCTAATCCTAAGTTTTATATTAAATTTTTTGAAAAATACAGGGATGAAAATGAGCCTGTCAGAGTAATTATAATCAGTAAATTTAAGATTGTGCTGAATATGGAATGCAGATATAACTTCCAGCATGGGATTTCAGACAGAGCAGGAGACGTTCCGTATAGTCTTGAAGTTACTGAATATAAAAGGCCACAGGGAAAAGAGCCATTAACTGAATTTGAAGAAAAAGTAGTAAAAAAAGCAAAGGAAATAGAACAGCAGGCAATGAATAAAGCAAAAGAAATGGCAGGAGGTAATGAAAAATGGATTTCAGGCTTGTATCAGCGGATGAAGGATTGGATATAATGCCTTTTGTTTCGGGCTTAAAATGGAGTGATAGTATTGATACTCTTGGATTGGAAATGTCATTTACTTTGCCAGATAATTTTAATGATAAGAATTTTAATTTTTTAGATAATATAACGCTTGGAAGTGGATTATCTCTATTTAAAGGCAATGAAATGATTACTCAGGTAATAATAGTTGAAGAAGATAATGGGAATAACACAAGGAGCTTTAAAGCATATGATTATGCTTTTTGGCTTAATAAGTCAACTACTATTAAGCAATTTAACAAGATCAGCAGTGAAAATGCAATAAAAGAATTATGTGCTGAGTTTGGAATAGCAGTAGAAATCACAGGATTAACAAGTGTGATTACTAAAATTTATAATGATAAGACAGTAAGTGAAATAATAAAGGATATCATTAATATTAATACAGCTGAAAACAAGAAGAAATATGTGTTTGAAATGGAAAAATCAACTGTAAAAATAAGTCCTTATGAAAAAATAATAATTGATAGCACTTATGAACTAAGTAAGAATAATCTGGTAAAAGCAACAGATTTTTTAAATAGCGTAAGCTATAACAGAAGTATTGCTGATTTAAAAAATAAAATAATAGTTATAAGTGGAGATGAAAAAACTCAAAGAATAGTAGCAGAAGCAAAAGATGATGCAAGTATTAAAGAATTTGGATTACTGCAGGAAGTAGAAAAATTTGATGAAAAAAGTAAAGGAAACGCTCAAAATATAGCAAATAATAAACTTAAAAGACTTAACAGAATAAATGAGGAGATCAGCTTGACAATACTTGGAAATGAAAAATTAAGAGCTGGCCGAATTGTGGAACTTGAGAATGACAATCTCTATCTACATGGAGAGTATTTAATTAAAGATTGTGAGCATAGTCTTGAAAATAATAATCATAAATGCAGTATAAATTTAATTCAATATTCTGAAAGTGACATTGAGAATGAAATAGAAGAAGCAACAGAAGCTTATGACAAAGAAAAATCAAAAGAACAGGCCAAGGCAGAAAAAGCGGCAAAGAAAAACAGCAAAAAAAGCAAAAAAAATAAGAAAGAGAAGGATAAAAAGAGTGAAGACAAAAATAATAAAAAAGGAGCAAAGAAATGAGTTGGGAAAATGAATTTGCCAAAGCATTTAAAGATAGGGATAACGTCATGCCGATGGGAGTACTTGAAGGCATCGTAATTTCAACAAGTCCTTTGAGAGTGAAAATCAAGGAAGGTTTAATAATATTAGAGTCTGAACAGATATATGTGAGTCGAGGGCTTACAACAAAGCACTATAAAGCAAGAGGAACAGGAAAATTAAAAGGAAGTAATTTAGGAACAATCAAACTGAATGGCACGATGCAGACAACGGATGAATTAAAATGGTCTGATGTGGATGTGGAATTTGATTTTGAAGTGACTTATCAGCTTGAAGAAGGACAGAAAGTATATGTGATTCCGACAACAAGCGAACAGATGTATTTTATATGTGATGTCATTGAAAATAAGGAGTGATGTGGATGTTTCCAAATGTTAAATTTATTGGTGAAAATGAAATAGAAGAACTGGAAAAAGAGTCATCACTTGGTAAAACATTTCTGATTGATTTTACTGAAGGAAAAATGCTTAAAAAGGATGGAAGGTTAATAAAAACAGATGACATAAGAAGTATAAGGATGTGGATTGAAAAGAAATTATTAACTGAAAAATACAAATATAAAATATATAAAACATATGGATTAGGATATAAAGAAATGTTGCTTGGCAATAGATTTCCTACTCCTTTTTTATATGCAGAGCTCGAAAGGGAAATTGAAGAGGAAATGAAAAAACATCCAAGAATTTTAGAAATTGAAGACTTTGAAGCAATAATGGAAAGGAATAGATTAAAAACGAAATTTCGGGTAATATTGGATAATTATGAAACATTTGAATGGGAGGCGTTTTTAAGTTGACGGTAATAATTAAAAAAACAGCAGAAGAAATATTGAATAGCATGTTAAATAATTTGCCTTCTGATTATGACAAAACGGAAGGAGGATTATTTTATGACAATCTGGCACCTATTTCAATTGAATTTAGCAATTTTAGAGATATTGTAGATTATGTGCATAAAATGGGATTTGCAGATACATCAGAAGGAATTTTTCTTGAAAAGATTACAGCAACAGTAGGACTTTCAAGAAGAGAAGCAGTAAATTCTGTTGGCGAAGTACAAATAGAAGGAGAAGCAGGAACAGTTGTTGAAGTTGGAACAAAAGTAAGTAGTGATACTTTTATTTTTGAAACGACTGAAAAGAAAGTTATAGATGCTACAAAAAAAGTAATTGTTCCTGCTAGATCAGTTGACAAAGGAAGTGGATGTAATGTAGGAATTGGAGCAATAAAGTATTTCCCAGTCACAATACAGGGCCTTACTAAAGTAACTAATTTAAAAGAATTTAAAGAAGGATATGATGCAGAAACGGATGAAGAACTGAGGACAAGATATTTTATTAAGGTCAGAGAGCCAGCAACGTCAGGTAATATTTATCATTATAGGCAATGGTGCTTGGCCGTTCCAGGAATAGGCGGAGTGAAAGTATTTCCGTTATGGAATGGAAATGGTACTGTAAAGCTTGTGTTAATGGATGTCAACGGACT